CAAGGAGGTGTCATGAGAGACCAAATGTTAGACGCAATCGCTACAGTAGTGCGTATGGTGCGCGGGGCTTACAAGCTCAGTGAAGCTGTGTCGTATGCTGTGGTGCAATACAATCTAGATGAGTACGAGGAAGAGGATCTTGTTGTTATGTCCCGTAATCAGCTAGCCAGACTTGAGTTACAAACAGGGAGTGCAAAATCATGAGTCAGTTATATCCAAATGAAGCAGGTGGTGTGTGGGTTGAGGAAAGCGGTCATATGGAGCTTGATGTGTGGTGGGAGTATCTGTATGATGAGGGTATGGTAATCAAGGTAAAAGACACAGACGGTAGGGATATTACCTCCAGCATATACGGAGATTCCTTAGATAAATTCACCGAGAAAGCATGGGATCTGTACCATGCAGGAGATTACTAATGTCTTATATAATTATGGGAAGAGATGAATGCAATCAAGAGTTTCGCCCTGCTTTTGAAAACTTCGATACCGAAGACGAAGCGTATGCAATGCTAGACAAAGCGTGTGATCGTTACCCAGAAGCAAGAAGTATTTGGGTGGAGTTGCTACGTGACAAGGACTACTACTTACAAAAACATCAAGACTTTGATGAAGACTGGGAATGGGAGTATCTATAATGAAAACCTATGATGAGCTAATGAAAAACCCTTCAGAGCAGAAGTGGTGGTATCCAGACATGCTGTTGACTAAGGTGTACTACACTGCCGATGAGCTACGAGAGTGTGACCAGTTATGGTGGCTTGAAACCGAGCCTTCTTGGGTTGTCACTGTTATGCCTGACGGTAGACTGGCGTGTGTATGCAACAGCGATATCGAACACGCAAGAGGAGATGAAGATGAAGGAGATAATTGACCCCAACTACGAACCCAAGGGCGAGCGGGAATGTAAATGTGCCGTGTGCCATCGGGTATTCACCTCAACAGAGGCGTTCGACATGCACCGTGTAGGTGAGTATGGGGTGAACAGAACGTGTCTAAATCTGTCGTTACCCAACGTCTCATGGGATGTTGGTTTGTCCCTCAAAGCAGGCAGGTGGATGAGGTTTCGTGAATAATTTACAAGACCCTTTCCTTTTTCTGGTATCGTGTTATACTAACTATATAGATAATACATAGGGAGTAATATGTGTTACTATTACTAATAACACATAGTACATATTAACTATGTAAGGAGAGTGCAATGGACGACCACAACAAGATGGCTATGGAAATGGCGGAGAGAGAAGCTCTGTCTGTTTCTTTAGCTGAGGCGATGGAGATAGTTCTTAAGTGGTACTGTCTCAAGTATGGTTCGCTTCAGCCTGATGTTCTTGAGCATATGTACCATAATTATTTCGGTGAAAGGAAAAGTAAAGAGGAGATGCACTAATGGGCTTTGTTAAATTACACCAAAGGTGTGATGATTGTGGTTCTAGTGACGCACTGTCCTACAACGACGACGGATCATCGTACTGTTTCGCGTGTGCTAAGTTTACCCCCTCTGAGAGCATGGGTACTGGGGAAATTAGCCAATTAAAAGACAAGGTAGTACCATCGGGTGGGTTCGACAGATCGTTGTTCTCAGAGCCGTTTAAGGGGTACCAAGACAGGTGTCTCACAGCGCAGACGATGGCGGCGTTCAACGTGGCACAGAAGTCAGGCAATGTTCACTTCGGATATCAAACAGAGACAGGTGAATTAACTGCAGTTAAAACGCGCTACCCCGACAAGACATTCAAGATATCAGGGGATTGGAAGAAAGCATCGCTGTTTGGTCAGCACTTGTTCCCGCAAGGTGGGCAGTACGTAACTGTGGTGGAAGGAGAGTTCGATGCATTGGCGGCATACCAGATGTTTGGTGGTAAGTACCCTGTCGTTTCTATACGTAACGGTGCTCATGGTGCTGCCGCAGACTGTCGCAGGGCGTATGACTTCCTAGACAACTTCGACAACATCATCTTCTGCTTTGACAACGACGAGCAAGGAAAGAAGGCGGCGACAGAGTGTGCTGATATCTTCGGTGGCAAAGCCCGTATCTACCAACATGGTAAACACAAGGATGCGTGTGACTACCTCATAGAGGGAGACAAGGATGACTTCGTAAAGCGGTGGTGGGCCTCGAAGACGTACACCCCAGACGGCATGACGATGCTGGGCGAGCTACGCGAGTCACTGAAGAAACCCCTTGAAGAAGCAGAGGTTCGCTATCCTTACAAAGGTCTAGACGATATGACCTTCGGCATCAGACCTACAGAGCTAGTGACAATCTGTGCTGGCTCTGGTCTAGGTAAATCCACATTCATGCGTGAGCTAGTGTTCTCTATATTGGGCCAGACTACCGACAGGATAGGTCTAGCTTTTCTAGAAGAGATACCAGACAGGACTGCTCGTGGCCTTATCGGTCTTCAACTCAACAAACCAATACACATACCCGGCTGTGACTACACCCCTGAAGAGGTTGATCGTGTATTCGATTCGTTGGATCTTGATGATCGTGTTGTGCTGTGGGATACGTGGGGATCTAATCAGATAGAGAATGTACTGGCACGATTCAGATACCAAGTCAAGGTTCTTGGTGTCAAGACAATAGTGTTAGACCACATATCTATACTGGTGTCAGACCAGAACAACGGCGATGAACGTAAGGCTCTAGATGAAATCATGACCAAGCTCAGGATGTTCTGTCAGGAGATGCAGGTCAGTATGTTTGTTGTCTCACATCTAAAGAGACCGGAGGGTAAAGGACATGAAGACGGAGCATATACTAGTCTGGGTCAGCTACGCGGCTCTGCTGCAATCGCTCAGTTATCTGATATTGTTCTTGGACTAGAACGTAATGCTCAGGCAGAAGATATCATGGTACGTAACACAACCAACATCAGGGTATTGAAGAACAGATACAGCGGGCAGACTGGCCCTGCGTGTTCTTTGATGTATAATAAAGACACAGGACGATTGACGGAGATCATGTCGTGAGATGCTGTGCGTGTGATAAGATACTAAATGACTACGAACGAACCAAGAAGTACACAGGGTCACATGAGTACGTTGACTTGTGTAACGAGTGTACTAGGTATCTGGTAGAATCTGATGTAACTGTAGAAGGTAACTGGGACTATGCTAGTCTTAGTGATTTAGAGGAGGAGAACTATGTCCAAGATGGGGCAGTGGATTATTACACAGGAACAGAATATGGAGATGAAGAGTAATGGAGACGAACTCTCAGAGCAAGACGAGCGAGACCTTGCCTACTTCGAATATAGTCTTTCTAGATCTGGAGGCGGATGGCTTGAATCCTACTACGATACACTGTGTCGTTACAAAGCGTCCCCTAGAAGCTCACTTGATCCATACATCTAAGGAGACACTACGTGCTGAACTCAGCAAAGGTGGGAAAATATGTGGTCATAATATTATCGGTTATGACGACCCTGTTATTCGCAGGCTCTGGGGTATACGCATTGATGATTCTCGACTCATGGATACTCTCGTTCTTTCTAATCTGTTTCACCCCGACGTTGATGGGGGTCACAGTCTCAATGCTTGGGGAACTAGACTAGGCTTTCCGAAAGGTGAGCACACTGACTGGTCTCAGTTGTCTGATGAGATGATTGAGTACTGTAAGCGTGACGTTGATGTGACAGAGAAACTGTACAATGCCTTATCAGCACAGCTAGGTATGTTCGGCTTCTCAGACCATTGCATAGAGCTAGAGCACAGTGTGGCTAAGATATGCAAAGAACAACAGGACAACGGATTCTCTTTCGACAAAGAGGGAGCGCAAGAACTGTACGAAGAACTGACATCCCGTATGATACGGATAGAGAAAGACCTTCAAGCAGTTTTTCCTCCCATAATAGAGGAGAGGTTCAGTGATAAAACACACAAGAAACTCAAAGACAAAGTTACGGTATTCAATGTCGGTAGTAGACAGCAGATTGCAGATAGACTTGCTGACAAAGGTGCTGTATGGAAGGAACTCACACCGTCAGGAAAACCTAAAGTGGATGAGGGTACCCTTAAAAAACAGGGACACATTCCAGAGGCGAAGATTATTCTCCGTTATCTGCTATGCCAAAAGAGAGCCAGCCAAGTTGATTCGTGGATTAAAGCAGTTTCCGAAGACGGTAGAATACACGGTAGGGTCAGGCATATTGGTGCAGTTACGGGAAGAATGTCGCATTCAAATCCCAACTTGGCTCAAGTGCCTGCCGTAAGCGCTGAGTACGGCGAGCGATGCAGGTCTCTGTTTGGTGTGCCAGAGGGTCGTGTTCTAGTAGGCGCTGATGCTAGCGGTCTGGAACTACGTATGCTTGCTCACTACATGAACAGTGAGGCTTACACCAAGGAACTACTAGAAGGCGATATCCACACACTGAATCAAGAACTCGCTGGGTTACGGACAAGAGCACAGGCGAAGACATTTATCTACGCATTCTTGTATGGCGCAGGCGATGTAAAGATAGGGTCTATTGTTAGAGGAGAAGACTGCAGTGAAAAAGCAAAGAGATCAGCAGGGAAAGAAGCAAGAAGTAAGTTTCTATCTCGTGTTGGATCACTGCGGAATCTTAAGCAGACCGTTTCTCAGGAAGCGGCAAGCGGTTTTGTAACAGGACTAGATGGAAGGAGGATAAGAGTACGTTCGGAACACGCTGCTTTGAACACGCTGCTGCAGGGGGCAGGTGCTGTGGTAATGAAGCAAGCAATCATTATACTGTATGACTTACTAGACAATGTTGACTTCAAGCTGGTAGCACAGGTACACGATGAGTGGCAGATAGAGTGCAAGCCAGACGATGCTGACTTCATTGGACGTAGTTGTGTCAACGCTATGATGTTTGCGGGCGAGACCCTGAACCTTAACTGTCCATTGGACGGTGAATACAAGATTGGTAATAATTGGGCAGAAACCCATTAACACAATCTTAAATCTAATGGTATAATATTAGTGGTAAAACCAAAGGAGAGAAGTATGAGTAACGAAGCTAACGTAATGGTCGGTTGTGAGTTGTATTACCCTTTTCTTACCCATCAGAAC